CCCTTTGTATGTGCTGTAAACCACATAAAGCACAAAATATTTATTAATTAACTAAATTATTGGTTATTCCCACAAGAATTATAAATATTAACCTTATCGCGCGGGCTTTAAAAAACACTTGCTTTAATTATCGCCCACGCGATATAATGGTAACTTATGACATATAAACAACTATTAGACCATTTCGGTGGGCAGCAAAAAGTAGCTGATGCGCTTAATTGCAAACAAAACACAGTTAGCGACTGGCGTGATGGCATTCCGCGTGGTCGCCAATTTGAGATTAAGGACTTAACTGACGGCGCATTGCAGGTTGACACTAAGTTTAAAAAAGGTCGGTAACGCGTATGACTAACTTAACAGCTCTAAATCAAGATGTATGTGCTAACCCCCACATAAAAGGCGAATAATTTTGAAATGGTTTAAACATCAATCCGAGGCACGCAATGACGAAAAAATAGCGCGTCTTGAAGATAAAGCCGGCCTTGAAGGGTACGGTTTTTATTTCAAAATGCTTGAAATAGTTGCTCAAATAATAGATTCAACAGACCGTCATGAGGTGACTTACAGCTTAACGAGATGGGGTCGACAAGCAAACATCAGCACAAAAAAATTCGTGTACTTGTCTCAATGTTGCGCTGACGTTGGCTTGATGTTGGTTCAACGTTGCAATGACGATATGACCATCAAGATACCTAACCTATTGAAATATAGAGACAATCACACTAAAAACTTGCAAGTAACTGTTAAGCAAGACTTAGAAGAAGATAAAGATAAAGAGATAGATAAAGAAGAAGATAAAAACAAAGCAAAAAGCGCGGATAAATCCGCTGTTGAAATCATGCCAATTCCTGATTTTATCAACGCTCGATTGTGGAATGATTTTATTGATGTTCGCAAAGGCTTGAAGGCTAAAAACACCCTGCCAGCGATTAACGCGCTGATTAACCAACTGCAAAAACTCAAAGACGCAGGCCATGACCCCTCCGAGGTGGTGCGAACGTCCATACGCTCAAGCTGGAAAGACCTTTACCCGTTAAAAACAAGTTCAATCGGCAAGCAAGCGGCAAGCCGTGAAGCAGGGCGAAATATAGCCGCACAATCAATTTTTAAACCAGCCAATACCCGCCATTTACAGGGCGATTCAATAACGATTATCGAGGCCGAAAATGAACAAAACCAACTTACCGCTTGAATGGGTTGAGCGTATTTTCATGCGATTGCACGGACGGATGGGCAACGCTTTTTTTGACAAATTCCGCATTGGTGAGTTGAATCAATCGGGCCAAGACATTGGGGTCGAGAACGCCAAGCTTGAATGGTCTGAGCAGTTAGCGGGTTTAAGCGTAGACCGAATTAAGGCCGCTTTAGATGCAAATTACAATTACCCGCCAAGCTGTGATGAGTTTAAGGCTAATTGCAAAGTTAAAACACAGCAACAAGATTATGTTGCCCTGCCAGCCCCGAACAACAAAGAAACCAACAAGGCTTATGCCGATAACGTGGTGAATTTTGTATTACAAAACGAAACACCTAAAAGCAATAAACGCGCATGGATTAAACGCATTTTAGATAACGCATCTGCTTATCCTGACATTGCCGTTAAGTACGCACAACAGGCTTTAGCTATGAAGGAAACAGCATGACCGAATCAACAAAATGCTCACTAATCCTCGCCACGCTATTTTTTACTGCCGCGCTGGTTTTGATATTTGCGGATGTGATTGATGGATTGTTCATATGAAAAATCTAACCTTAATCCTCGCGCTATTCGCCTTTAACGCCCAAGCAGACGATGGCGCACACGATGAGCCTGTCGTAACACAAAACCCGTTAATCGGCGCTAGTAATAATCCTAGCCCTATACGCAATGTACCGACTGCAATTGCGCCAAGCGTCAATAATTCGCAAATTTGCCCGATGGTCATGCAAGGCAGTAAAGCTGGCAGTGTTTTCTTTTTCAGCGCAAGCGGCACGCATAACCCAGACATAGTGGCCTTGTGTGTGGCTTGGCATCTTGACCAGTTAGACGTAGTGGAACGTATAACTTGTGAGGCTAGCCCTGCATACAGACGTGCTAATCCTAACTGTAAATGAGGTGGCAAAAAATGAACGCTTACTACATGAAATTTGATAACTGGACGATTACAAAATTAAACGGCACTGACTTGCCATACGGGTTATACGACAACGCCAAAAGTATTGGTTATTACAAAACTTCTGATGAGGCGAAAGCTGAAATAAAAGAAAGAGAAGAGCAGAAGCGTCAAGACATAATCGGCCAAAATTCTAATGAAGGCTTGCACTATGAATAATCCTGTAATTATCGGCAAGGCAACTTTGTACCAAATGGATTGCATGGACTTGTTAAAAGCTACGCCTGATAAGTTTTATGACTTGGCGATAGTAGACCCGCCTTATGGAATTGATATGGATGGCGGAAAAATTGGAGTTGATGGCAACGCAAAAGCGCAAGTTTATCTGAAAAAAGATTGGGATAAATATGCCCCAGATATTAACTATTTTAACGAGCTAGTTCGTGTTAGTAAGAATCAGATTATTTGGGGGGCTAATCATTTTATTGCAAATATTCCATGCCCTTCAAGCCCTTGCTGGATTGTTTGGGATAAGGAAAAAGTAGGCGGTTTTTTTGCTGATAGCGAACTTGCATATACATCATTCAAAACAGCAGTTAGGAACTTTAAATTTCAATGGCATGGCATGATTCAAGGCGATATGAAAAACAAAGAGCAACGCATACACCCCACACAAAAACCCGTAAAACTTTACGAATGGCTACTAACCAACTACGCCAAACAAGGCGACAAGATTCTTGATACGCATCTTGGTAGTGGTTCGCACGCTATTGCATGCAACAACTTAGGCTTTGAGCTAACAGCCTGTGAGTTAGACAAAGATTACTTTGATGCCAGCGTAAAGCGTATTACATCGGCTACAGCGCAGATTCGGATGTTTGCATGAAATGCCCTGCTTGCGGTAGAGAGAAACCTAAATCAAACCCACAGCGCGACAAATTCCATGCTATGTGCCGCGAGATTGGTAAGCACGTAGGGTTAACAGGTGGCAAGGTAAAAGAGGCGATTAAGACAGAGTTTTACGGCATTGACGAATACAAAATTGGTAATAAATGGTACAGGGCGGTTAAGCCTAGCGAGCAGTCTGGAATGGCTGAATATTCCGAACTAATCGAGTTTACCTATGTGTGGGCAGTTGATAACTGTGACTTTGTGATTAGGGATAAAAATGACATACCGCAATAAGAAATTAACAGATTCAGCGCGCAATGAATCATGCGTTAGCTGTGGAAATGATGACAACACGATTGTATGGGCGCACAGCAATCATTATAAGCATGGCAAAGGCAGGGGATTAAAAGCACATGACTTGTTCGGCGCTTATCTTTGTTATCAATGCCACTCTGACTATGACTTAAAAAGGCTGCCAATAAGCCTTAACGATGATGACGAGGATTGGTTTGTGCGCATGTGGGAACGCTCAATGATTGTGGCATGTGAAAAGAGTTATCTAAAATGATTATCGAGCTTTCATATCCAAACAAAAACTTAATGCCAAACCGTAAGAACGGCAAACATTGGGGCGCAACAGTAAACGACAAATCAGTCGCTAATTACGAAGCGTACATCATCACAAAACTACGTGTAAACGCCTACAACCCATTAATTAATCAAGATGAGTTAATACCATTAACGATTAACTTTGTGCAGGCAGATAACCGTAAACGCGACCTAGACAACTTATTAGCTGCAAGCAAAGCCAGTATTGATGGAATCGCCAAAGGATTAGGTATTGATGACCGATTATTTGAGCCAATTACCTTAATGCGTAGCAAAGACACCGAATCAAAAATGATAGTTAAATTAGAGCTAGAAAGGCTTAATCATGAATAACACATATCAAAATATTATTAATCGTTACAACGACATTCTAGCTTTAACTAAAGACGAGGCCACATCAATTTATCAACTTGCAAAAGGCTTGGGATTAACTGGGGCGTTTGGGTTAAGGCAGTCATGTAATGTTTTGATTGTTGCTGGCTACTTAGAAAAGATTAACGCGCATGGCTTAAAAAATAAACCAGCCGTTTTGTATAAAGCATTAAAGCAAAGCTATAACGGCGCAAATATCGCAGCGGACTTAAAAAAAGCACGAGAGGAAAAAGTAAGTCGCAAGCCAGACACGGAGGAGTTACCAGCACATCATAGACGCATTTCAGTTAATAAATACCATACCAGTTTACGCGCCCCCAATGAGCCGCGAAGGTCTGCTAGAACGCATGTTGGCATATCTAGTATTTACAATGGCTAGCATTCAATCCAGCTTAAAACCTTCTCAACTAAACGCGCCGCTTAATGACGATGAGTTGCTCGACTATGCGAGAAGGGCTTATCACAAGCAAAATAAATCATTAGTTGATATTAACGAGCTAGCAGACCCATTTTTTAAGCAAGCGGTTATTAACTATTCAGATAATAAATACGGGAAACGAAAATGACGCCTGAACGCTTAGACTGGCACTTAGATAACTGGTCAATAATGCTCAAAACAACAAGCGGCTTAAAACTGGGCTATCCGTCAAAGTCATTAATATTACAAGGCGGTGGCGGTAGCTGTGCCGATGAATTTGAAATTATGTGTGATGAGGTTGATTTAAAATGCGGTGAGGCAATGGACGGTATCATAGACAGTATTAGTCAGCCACAGCGAACAGCCATTAATCATGTGTGGATGAGCGTACCGCACCATTACCCAACGCAAGAGCTGGACTACGATGAGGCGTTAGAAAGCATTACTAAGTTGGCTATTAAGCGTAAGCTGACATGATAATTTTAAATGATTACGAGCTGAAAGAAAATGTTGATTATGATTACTTTTCTATTCAAGTGGAAGATTTACACGCTGAAAAGACCTATGGTGATATGTATTACGCAAGCTGCAAACAATCATATGAAAATATTTGTAAAAACTATCAAATAATGCTTGACGAACACAATATATAGGAGGATTATCACGAGTGGGAGAAGTCGCGCCTATATAATGCGTTATACGCATGGTGATTAGAGATATCGGCTACAGTCAGTGAAAGTCCTGATAATTAGTCATCAGCCGTATAATTGAAATGCGCAAGCGTTACATTAACCATAGCAACTCCGTTAGGCCGAAATTTGACTTAACACAAGTCCGTAAACACGCCAATGTTTACGGACTTATTCTTTTAAAGCTAACTATACGTTGGCTTTTTTTACGTCTATACAATCTACTTAGGAGACGCCTAAGGCTCATTATTGAGGTTACATCATGCAAGTACAAGTTAATTACGGTTATCAATCTTACAGGCCAAGTATCGCCACTCAGTTTATTGTTGTTAATCCTACGCCGTTAGAAAAGTTACGTGGTGGGTTATCACAATTTATGTACACAGTTGAACCAGCCATTTACTTTGCTCTTAGTGTGGCTTGCTTTAAATACGCATTGATTGGACATTTCTAGTCATGGCTAATAGCACGGCCTTTAAAAAAGGCGAGAAAAGGCCGAATCAAGGCAGGCCAAAAGGCTTAACAAACAAAACAACGCAATCCGCTAAAGATGCAATTGCAGCAGCAGCCGAAGCATTAGGCGGTAGCGATAGATTAGTTGCGTGGGTGAAAGAAGACGCAAGTAATGAGAAAGTATTTTGGGGTACGATTTATCCTAAACTTTTACCGCTTCAAGTTGCTGGCGCTGGCGAAAACGGTGAGTTAGTTATCACACATATTACACGGTCAATCATTGACAACTCTAACGATACAGACGCCACGAGTATTTAAGCCTTTACTTAATCGCGCTCGCTACAAAGCGATATGGGGAGGTAGAGGCGGTGCTAAATCCCACTTCTTTGCTGAAAGTATTATTGAGCGTTGCTTAATTGAGCGCACATTTACTGTTTGTTTACGTGAGATACAGAAATCATTAGCGCAGTCCGTTAAACGCTTACTTGAAATTAAGATTGAGGCGCTAGGCGTGGGCCATTTGTTTGTGGTGCAAGACACACAGATTAAATGCCCGCACGGCGGCCTTATTATCTTTCAAGGCTTGCAATCACACACAGCCGATAGTATTAAATCGCTAGAATCATTTGACATCGCGTGGGTAGAAGAAGCACAGACGCTATCTCAAAAGAGTTTAGACTTATTACGCCCAACGATGCGTAAGCCTAATAGTGAGTTATGGTTTAGCTGGAATCCAAATCTAGCGACTGACCCAGTAGACGCTTTGCTGCGTAGTGACAACCCTCCGCCTGATAGCGTGGTGGTTGAATCACAATGGTATGACAACCCGTTCTTTCCTGATGTGCTCAAGGTTGAAATGGAGTATGACAGAAAGCGTGATGCTGATAAGTACGCGCATGTTTGGTTAGGCAAGTATCAGACTAACTCACAGGCCCGCGTATTTAAGAACTGGCGAATTGAGGAGTTTGAAAGCAAAGAAGGCGCACTATTTAGATTAGGTGCTGACTGGGGCTTTTCACAAGACCCAAGTGTATTGGTTCGGTGCTACATTGACGGTCGAAACTTATACATTGATTACGAAGCGTATATGGTGGGCTGTGAGATTGACCAGTTGCCAGACTTGTTTAGCCGCGTGCCAGACAGTAATAAGTATTTCATGACAGCCGATAGCGCTAGGCCAGAAACGATTAGCTACATGCGCAATCATGGCTATCCAAAGATTAACAGCGCGATTAAGGGTGCTAAATCAGTCATTGAAGGTATCGAGTTTCTAAAGTCATACGACATTATCGTACACCCACGTTGCAAACATACCATTGATGAATTAACGATGTACTCATTCAAACTTGACCCGCTGACTAACGAGGTCACGAACATATTAGAAGACAAGCATAACCATGTAATAGATGCGCTACGGTACGCATTAGAAGGCGCACGCAAGGCCACGAAAGAGCATGTATATACCTATCAACCAACAAGGGGGAGTGGGTCATGGATGGGTTAATGATATTAAAAAGTAAGCCATTAGGCATTATGGCTTTTGCAAATCAGCACAGTTACATGCTGCTTGTGGATGGTGTTGCCAAGCTTTTCATCAATGATAATGACGATGAAGCAAGACGCGCTTTTAAAGAGAGTGGTACAGATTACGAAACAATACAACGCTGGACTGCCGATGATGGCACGCTAGCATGTGGTGGAACTTACATACCACTATAAATAATTTATACGCATGATGATTGACTAGCCAATAACGCTTTATGCGAACAGGTAAAAGATAAAATCTGCTTCACCAGTCATCAGCCGTATAAAACACAAACACAACAAGCCGCTTAAGTGCGGTTTTTTTATGGGCGTTAAATGGACACAACAGCAGACCAAAAAATACTAGACGAGGCAAAGGAACGCTGGCGTATTAGTGAGAACATGCTGGGTGATTCACGCCTATTGATGGCAGAGGATATTAAGTTTTCTATTGGTAACAGTGACAATGGCTATCAATGGGATAGTGGCGCATTAGCTGAACGTAAAGCCGATAGACGCCCAAGTCTAACCTTAAACAAATTACCCCAATTCATCAATCAGGTTGTCAATGACGCAAGGGCTAACAGGCCACAGATTAAGTTACGTCCAGTGGATAGCGGCGCAGATAAAGACAGTGCTGAAATCTATCAAGGCTTAGTTAAGAATATCGAGAACGTCAGTAACGCTGATATTGCTTACGACACAGCCGTTGAACAGGCCGCACGTTGTGGCATGGGTTACTTTAGATTAGTGACTGATTACGCCGACTATATGTCGTTTAATCAAGACTTGATCATTAAGCGCGTTGCTGACCCAATGTCAGTTCGTCTTGACCCATTCTCTACCGAGTTTGATGGTTCTGATGCGAAGTGGGGCTTTGTTGAAACCAACATGAGCCTTAAAGAGTTTGAGGCTTCATACCCAGACTTTAAATCAGACGCGTCCAGTTGGGAGGATTCAACTCAAGACTGGTTTAATGGTGAGAATGTGCGTATTTGTGAATATTTCCGCATTGTTGAAAAACCTAAGAATCTACAGTTA